TTTAAAATAAAAGATGGAATCACAGAACAATATATTGATGATCAGATTTATTTTAAAGTAGTTAGATAATGGCAAAATTAAAAAAAAATTTTAAAGTTAATTTAGGAAAACAAGCTGTAAAAGGCGTTGTACAACAAGCTGTACAGCAAATAATAAAAAATGAACTTCCTAAAGTAATAAAAGATCCAATACAGGAAACAGAATATCAACAATATCAATTAAAAGGTTTAAATTATAAATCAAATCTTCCAGGAGTTGTTAATCGTACAGAAATTGGTGATATTATAGTTAATTTAGATGAATCATCTACATTAGTAGTTGAACCTATTAATACAAATATAACAATGAAATCTGTTTTACGTGTAGTAGAAACAAGATTTAATTACTTTAAATTTCCAGCTAGAACTACAGTTGAAAATCTAGATTTAGATAATTTAGATTTAGATTTAGATTTTACGCAAACTATAGATGATCCTATATATGCAAGATATAAACCAAGTGAAAATAGAAAAATTCTTGCAGATGCTTCAGGACAAGGAATTGCATCTGGTATTTTAATAGATGAATTAGAAGAAGGACAACTTGCGAAACGACCAAATAATTATTATATAACTAAACAAATTAAAGAGTCTGGAGCTGATTTAAGATTCCGGGTTAAAATTAATTTTAGATATGATGAATTTTTAGGGCCTGGAGACCAATCTGAAAATAATACAATATATTTCTTCATATCAAGAAATGGACCTAATAAATATTTACAACGTGATTATATACAAAATTTTAATTATCAAGATCCATATGCAGGTGGAGGAAAAATATCACAATATCAAGTACAAACTGCAACTAAGGATGTAGTGATTGCAAATTCAGAGTTTGAAGTTGGAGATACATTTAGTATAACAGCATTAGCCGGAAAAAATAGTGAAAAGCGTTTTTCTACAATCAATGCAGCTCAAACTTATTGGTCTATAACAGATGCGTCTAAAAATGTTGATGAATGGAATAGAGAAATATAATGAGTTTACGACAATATAAAAATATCGAAACATTTAATAATTCCAATAAATCGCTATCTACAGAACGTATAGATTCGTTACAAAGTGAATTTTTTGCCGTAGACATAGAAAAATCTATATATTTTAATGCAAATATTTTAAATAAAACAGTAAATTCTAAAGTTGAATTACATATATATTCTGATGAAACATGGTTATCTGGTAATCATTCTATTAATATAGATAATACTACTAAAGAATATACAAATAGTAATACAAATAAATCAATACGATTTCCAGGTGGACAAATTTCTATAGATTTGTCTAATGAATTAAATAATTTAAATATAAATTCTGGAAAATTTAATATTGCTGTTAACTTTTTTGAAAATTTAATTGGAAGTTATGATCGTCAACATTTACGTATAGAAGAAATTTCTCCAGATCGAAAAGAGATAAAATTAAGAGCAATTGATGCAAAAGATCCAGAATTTCTTCAGCAAATTACAAATTATATAAACAAAGGATTTCAAACATCAAAAAAGTTTTATACTTCTAGATTATTAAATTTTAGTAAAAATAATTGTGTATTATTTGTTAATAGTGTTGTAGTAGACGATTATTTATATGTTAAATTATATGAACCATTAGATGAATCTATAGATGTTAATTTTAAATGTTGGGTAGTAGAAGAACAAAAACCTGCGTATTTAGATAGAGTTTTAATTAACACAAAAACTACTCCTGTTTTTTCAAATCAATTATCAGGTCCAAATTGGCAAGCTAATTATTCATATAATACATCAACAGAAACAGATTTTAAAAATTGGACAGATCTATTAGGATCTTCAGTACAAACTTCACAACAAATTGTAGATAAATTTTTCTCCGGTAGTTTATCTGGAATGAAATTAAATATAGATTATAGTGATTTTAACAATTTTGTTTTTTATAGTTCTGCAACTGAAAGATTAGAAAATTTTAAGTATAAATTAAATTTAATTGAGCATTATACATCTCAAAGTATATTTGTAAGTGGATTATCTGGAAGTATTGCTACAACTAATGCTTCTGATTTTTCAAATTTAAAAACTAATCTTATTAGTGGATTTGATGATTTTGAAAATTATTTATATTATCAATCATCTTCAAAATTAACAACCCATTCAATACCATTAGAATTTCCGACAGTAGAACAAGTAAGTGGTAGTTATATTTCTCCAATTCCAAAATCTAATGATTCATACCCATATAATCTATATCCGGTTACTAGTAGTCAATTTAATGATTGGTATAATGTAATATATACATCTGCATCATTATATGATACAATGAATACTAATGCTTTGCGTTATGCAATACCAGAATATATTCGTATAAATGAAGAAAATGCTCCATTAGATACATTTGTTAACATGTTAGGTCATCATTATGATATATTATATACTTATATAAATCATATGACTAAAATAAATAAGAGAGACGAAAATCCTAAATTAGGAATGCCAAATGAATTACTATATTCTGTAGCAAAACAATTTGGTTGGAATTTAACAGATGGTAGACAAGATCAAAATTTATGGGAATATTTATTAGGAACAAATGAAAGTGGTATTCCTATTACTGGATCGAATAGTATAGGAGATCCTGCAGTTTCTGGTCAAGATATTACGTATACTATATGGCGAAGAATTGTAAATAACTTGCCGTTATTATTAAAATCTAAAGGTACTAAACGAAGCGTACAAGCATTATTATCATGTTATGGTATCCCGCAATCCATGATAACCATTAAAGAATATGGAGGCCCTAGAATAGAACGTGCGCCTGTTTATGAAAAATTAAATTTTGATTACGCATTAGACTTAATTAATAATTCAGCAGGAACTGTTACTACAAATTATTCGCAGTCTATTAATTCAGTTGAATTAAGATTTCGAACAGATAATGTTGTTACTAATCCACAGTTACCTAGCACAATGAATTTATTTTCAGTAGGAACTAACGACGTAACATTAGACTTTACTAGAGGAACATTGGGTACCATACAAATAAATGGTACTAGTTCTGCAAATATTGAATTATTTGATGGTAACTACTTATCTGCTTTGTTAAAAACAGATGGATCTAATTTACAACTAGTTGCTAAAAAATCTAAATATGGAAAAATAGTTGCAACGGTTACAGCTTCTTCACCAGCATCATTTCTTGATTCAGGATCAATTATATTAGGAGGAACAAGTGGAGGCTCTAGATTACAAGGTCATCTTCAAGAACTAAGAATATGGAGTAGTAGTTTAGGTACATCTGCATTTGAAAATCATGTAAAAGCGCCATCTGCATATGACGGAAATTTAGATGCATATGATGAATTAATATATAGATTACCATTAACAGAAAAAATTAATCATACTACTACGAGTAGTTTATCTGGAGTGCAACCTGTAAATTCAACTATTTCATCATCATTTGCTGCATGGAGTAATGATACACCATATGATTCAATTGAAGAAACATATTATTTTGATGGAATATCATTAGCTGCCGGGACATTTGATGATAATAAAATTCGTTTAGAAAATAATGAACTTGTTGGAAATTTAGACATACAAACAAGAGCTGAAAGTAGTCAATATGACAAATCTCCATTAGATAGTAGTAAATTGGGAATATATTTTTCTCCACAAACAATGATAAATGAAGATATTATTGCGCAACTAGGATTTACTGAATTAGATCAATATATAGGAGATCCGGGGGCAACAGAAGATAAATCATATCCAGATTTAATTAATGCTGCACAATCATATTGGAAAAAATATACAGATAAAAATGATTTTAATGCATATATTAAAATGTTTACTTTATTTGATTTATCATTTTTTAAACAACTACAACAATTATTACCAGCTCGAGCAAATGAATTTACCGGATTATTAATACAACCAAATATATTAGAACGTAATAAAGATACAATATTACCAACTGTAGTTAAATTTAATGATACATATAATACGGTAATTACTGAAGTTCCTCCTACTGCATCAGGCACATATCCATTTTATAGCGGTTCTGTTGATGGAAATATTATTACATTGTCCGGCTTAGATGATGATCAATATCAAGGATTTGTAACTAGATCACAAGACGAAAAATATACAGGTACCTTATATAGTAGAGAATATAGGATATTATCTGGAAGTGTTTATATAACTGGTTCATCTCCATTTTGGATAAGTGAAGCTATATCTCCTAATTTCTCCGGAAGCGTTTTATCAGAATTTAAAGAAACAAGAACAGTATTACCAGATAGAGGAATAGAACTTACAACCGAAGATGGATTTATTCTTCAAACACAAAATCAAGGTCATTTAATTAAAGAAACATTAGGAGCTACTATACTTACAAAAGCAAATGTTCAAGATTTTTTACCTACAGGCATTGCTAATCAAAAATTTGCAGGAAGTAAAATGACATCTCCTGATTTTAATGTTGCATCACAAGATACTATAGACGGAGGACCTGTAGTAGAATTTAATACTGCAAATCCTAATCAATTGATATATCAAAATGCAGGAACACAAGGAAGTTTTAGAATACGATAAAAAATATTAATGAAACATATTTATTAAAAATAGGAATATATTATGGGATATTTAAATAATAGCTCGGTAACAGTTGATGCTATATTAACAAAGAAAGGCCGTGAATTATTAGCTTTAGGCGGAGATGCCTTTAAAATAACACAATTTGCTTTAGGCGATGATGAAATTGATTACAGTTTATGGAATCCAGATCATCCGCTAGGTACAAATTTTTATGGTACCATTATAGATAATTTACCAATCACTGAAGCTATACCAGATGAAACTCAAGCTCTTAGATTTAAATTATTAACATTACCAAAAAGTACTCAACAGATACCAGTAGTTAAAGTTGGAAATAGTAGTATAACTTTAAGCCCAGGACAAAAATCTATTATTGCTCCTAGCACTAATATTGCAAATGCAAA